GACGTTCAGCCAGCCCCCCATAGCCTCGATCTCGGCTCGCACCGTCGCCTCGTCGCGGCCCTTGAGCCCTTCGCTCGCCGCAAAGATTGCCACTGCTTCGTCGCGGGTGACGGCGTCGATCGTCTGGGCGGCTGCGTCGGTCTTAATTTCGTATGTCGTCGTCAAGGGCATCGTTCGTCTCCCGGTTTGCGTTGCGCCAGGTCTCATGTGCCTGACTTCTGTACTGTAGGGTATCGTCACTTGGGCGTCAAGGGGGTGAGCAAAGATTTTTTTAGGTGCGGTTTCGCCGGGGAAAACGCTACTTCCGGCGAGCGGCGGCCTTCTTCGGCTTGGCCCGGCTGGACGCCGGCCGCTTGGCGAGGTGCTTCTTGCCGACCGACCGGGTGCTGAGGTCCGCAGTGGCGGCCTTGGCGGCCTGCACCGGGATGAGCCAGACCCGCCTTCCAAAGCGTCGAGCACCAGGCAGCTTGCCTTCGCCGAGGAGATGGCGGATCCAGCCCTCGGTGCAGCCCATCACGTCTACGGCTTCCGCCACGGTGAGGTATTCGCCGCCGTCGATTTTCTGTGCCATTGCGATCATTGCCCCAATACTACGCCCAAGCGGTAGTTAGTCAACCAATCCGCACCTCCAGACCACCCAACTTGCCCCGGCCAGCCGACCCTCCGTAGGATCGACTGGCGGGGGAAGTTTCAACGGAGAGGGCTCCGTTAAACATCTGTACACTACGGGGGAAGGAGGTGCCCGATGACGATGCGAGAGTTGCTGGAGCGGTACGGACTGCTCATGAATCTGTCCGATCGGTCGATGACGCTCTATTCGCACACGATCGACAAATTGGCTGAGTTCCTCGGCCGAGAGCCGCTGATCACGGATCTGGAGGACGTGCAGGTCTCAAAGTTCCTGCGGTGGCGGGCGACAAACCCCTGCCGGGGGCGCGTGGTCAGCCCGCACACCGTGGCCAAGGACCGCTCACAACTGCTGGCGATCTGGACATGGGCGTGCAAGAAGAAACTGCACTCCGGCGAGTGGCCGGGACTGCCACGCCAGAAGCGGGTGCGGAGGACGCCGACCGCCTACACGCTGGACGAGATGAGCCGCCTGGTCCGAGCCGCCAAAGCCCGCCGAGGGGCAATGTCTGGCGTGCCTTCCGCCTGGTGGTGGAGCACGCTTCTCCAGTCCGCATGGCAGACAGGCGAGCGGATTGGAGCCCTGTTGGATCTGCGGTGGCGCGAGGTGGACACGTCGCAGGGACGACTCGTATTCCTCGCCGAGACCCGCAAGGGGAAGGAGCGTGACCTTGTTGCCCCGATCACCGCTGCCCTGGCCGCTGAACTGGAAACCCGGCGAGGCTCGCCAGACGCCCTAGTGTGGCCCAGGACGGGCCATCCGCTGTCGCACTACGCCAGCATGCGTCTGCTCTGCCAGACGGCAGGCGTGCCCTCCAGGGCGTTCCATGCGATTCGCAAGGCGTCGGCCTCCTACGTCGCCGCTGCCGGCGGGGACGCCACGGCACACCTCGGCCACGCAGATCCGGCGATGACCCGTGGACACTACCTTGATCCGCGGATCACGGAGACGCACAGGGGGCTCGACTTCCTGCCGCCGCTGGACCTCGAAGGCCCGCCGAAGGACGGGGGTAGGCCGGCAGCGTAACCGAGCAAGCGGGGAGGCAACGCCGTGGAGGAGGACACGTCGTCGCACTCAACCCGCCGCCCGGTCAGTCTCCGCGAATCTTGCACAGGCAGGGCCGCTCGACCTGTTGGGCAGATGCCACCTGCAGCCGGCGAACCTCGGCCAGCAGCCGCATGACGTGGGCCGCGAGCGTGCCCGAGGTGCCCGTGTACGCACCCGAGAACCGGCGGGCGTCCTGCTCGCACTGGGCTAGGTAGGCGTCGGAGAGCGGCTCAGGCACGTCGGCACTCCTGGTGGCAGGCCGCGTACCCGGCGATATCGATTGCAGCGTCGTCGGTGGCCGCTGGCCCCATCTGGCGGGCAATCTTGTCCAAGACCATGACGAGAGCCCAGTCGGCAGCGGTGAACGCCGTCCCGAACGCGGCGTTGACGAGCGACGCCGTGCGTCCAAAATGTTCGACCGGCGGCCCGTACTTCGTGTGCCGGTCGCGGATCGTGGCGATGGCGTCCCGCAGCGTCTGCTCTGCTGGCGTGACGGGGCGGAATCCCGGTTCCCACTCGGCGTAGGTGTCGCTCAGGACCGAGTCGCCGCGCAGTGCGTAGGACTCGCGGGCGGCCTCGATGTGCTTCGCTGCGGCATTTTGCGATTCCTCGGTACTTGCGGCGATGTGCCGAGGTTCCGTCAACGGCTGGTATCCCGCCATCTTGTGGTCATCCTTTGGCGTGGCGTCGAGCCGCTCGCGGACGGCTGCCCGTAGTGCGGCGTTGGATTCGTCGAGTGTCGTGGTCGTCATGCTTGGTCCCTCGGGGTGAGTCCGCAGCCTATGCCCGAGGTCAAGCCGACCGCACCGTGCCGTCACCCATCACCCGGTAGTTGTGCACGTCGAACTGCCCGCCCTTGTGAACGGTCGCCACGGCAAATCCGTGGTTCCAGCGATTGATGACAGAAAATTCGGGCCGCAGGTCGCACAGGCATCCAGTGCTCCAGCACGCCGTTTCCTTGTGCCACATGTCGCTCTCGGCGTGGTTGCTCGTCCGGTGGGAATGTCCAACCAGGCACGTCGAAAGCGTCCGCATCCACGCACCGCGGGCGACGTTGACCGGAGCCGCCATCCCCTTCGGCAGTTCGTGCCCGTGCAGCACGGGGAGCTTCCCCAGCATCACCGGCCGCTGGTCCTCGACGAGTTCGATGTCGAGTTTGGCTAGGTCGAGCCACGCCGTCAGGCTCATGCGTCGGTCGTCGCTGATCTCGGATGCGTGCTGCCAGAGCCAGTGCTGCCACCGCTCCTCATGGTTGCCGGCCTTGTAAGCGATCGGGATGTCGGGGAACTCCTGCCGCAGCCAGCCGAGAAACCCGCGGGCGGCCTCCAACTCGCCCTTGAAGTCACGCTTCGCCGGGTCTTTCATGTACCGGCTGATCGCGTAGAAGTCCGCTATGTCGCCGTTCAAAAGTAGCCCAGACAAGCCCTGCTCTTTCAGGTGGCCGACAGCGGCAGCCACGGCGACCTCAGAATGATACGGCACATGCACGTCGGACAAGATGCCGATTGGGCCGGTGACCTTCAGGACGTACGGCGTCCACGGCTGAGCCATCGACTTCGGCATGGCGAGGATCTCGCCGGCTTCTCGCGGGGGACGCGGGGCCGTAGGCTTCTGCGTCTTGCGGTTCTTCGCGCCGTGCGTGCCGAACTGGCGCTGCATCCGCATGCGTGCCTGGTGCAGCGTGATCGCCCCGTTACTTTCGCGGACGAGTCGCCTTGCGAGCGTTTGCGCGGGGGCTTCGGGATGGAGTTTTGCGAGCCGCTCCGCTTTTCTGGTTATCGCGTCCCCGCTCATCTGCCGCCTCCTTGCGATGTAACACTATATTGCCGTCGTCATCCGGCATCGGGTTGGCACCCTCTGTCTCGTCCTCGTAGTCCACGTCGTCGAGGCCGGTCCACCCGCGATGATCCTTACCCTTGGCCACGATGCAACCTCCTCGCGTTGCTGATCGCCCTCTTGACCAGCACCGTACCCGCCGCGTCAATGAACGGCAGCCGCCTATTGGTGGCCTCCTCGCGGAGCCAGCCGACGATCGTGGCGACGTTGGCGTCGCACCAGTCACAGCCGCGGATGTCCATCTCGATTGCTCTTGCGAGGCATTTGCACCCGGCCTTTGGAGTGATGCCGATTCGGGATAGGAGTTTTTTCAACTCTGTGCCCGGTCCTTCGTTCGGTGGGGGCGGGGCATGTTCGACCACTCGAAGTTGGAGCAGGCCGCTGCCGGGGCTTTCGCCCAACAGTTTGGCAATCGCCGCCGCGAGCGTGGCCGGGTCCACGCGCCCCGAGTACGGGATTACCATGCTGCGGGTATTCATGAGCAGCACTCCGGCGGATCACACGCCCTAGTACACACAGACTCCAGGCAGTCTCGCGTGCCGTCGATCGCGTGCCGCACCAGCTTCCACTGGTCCCCGACGCACCGGCTGCTAGCCGTACCGCCCAGACAGTTACTCTCGGTTAGGTCGTCGATGCAGTCCTGCTCGCTCGCGTAGCCGTAGCCGTCGATAACCACCGGGTCCGACTCTGCGTTCAGCGGCGACGAGACTACGGAGACGAGCGTGCCACACGGGCAGACGGCGAGCACCACGGTGAACGTGGTCACGTCCGGTGACGCCGGCGAGTTCGGCGAACACTGGTTTGTCCGCGTGACCGTGATGGTGACGAGTTTGCAGTTCTGCGGGGGGCATAGTTGCAGAACGTCGGTGGATGAATTGCAAAAGTCTGTGAACGAGTCTTCTACTGACACGGTCTTGTCGTAGAACACCTTGTAGTCCGCGGCTGGATCGCAGTCTGTCTCCAGCTCAGCCGGGTCGTCGCAAGAGGCGCAGTCGTCGGCCTCGACCCACCCCTCGGCCGGCAGGTCGTCCTGCGTGCCACGCTCTAGAAGGGCGTCTACGATCCAGTCGCCGGTGCCTGGGGTGGCGAGGACGAGTTTGCGAATGTCGGGGATCGCCCCCGGCGAGCCGGAAAACTCCTGCACGTACCAGTAGCGAGTGGCGCCAGGCAAGCACCAATCCGGTGCCGGCGGCGCGCCGTCTGGACACTGCTCCTCCAGCACTGCCGCCGTGGCTATCACGCCGTTGATGTACGGCACGCTCCAGCCGAACCATGTGGAGCCATTAAAAAAGATGTCATCGCGGCATTCGTTAGCCTCCCAAGACGCCTGAAACAAATCGCGAATTTGCTGCTCAGTCCACCCAGGAAAGTTGATTAAAGCCTGCGCCACCTTTGCATCAACGCACGCCTCTTGTGATTCATACAGCCGGCTGATACAGCCAGGCAGCAGGTCAAGCAGGTCGTCATAGAGACTCAGGGAATACTCGCTAGGCGAAAGCTCCCGGGCGTCAAATGCCCAGTCCCACGGAGCGCACGAACAGCAATCGTCGCACGTCGGGCAGGTGCATGGGGTGCCGCAGCAGCTGCACGACGTGCCTAGTCCGCCAGACTTCATCACCAGCCCGCCGTCTTTGTGTGCAAGGTTCGTCATGAGCAGGTCGTAATGGTGATGTTCTGAGTGCTGGTACTAAGCGACCCGTTGACGCTCAGCGTGATAAAGGAGAACAGCAGGCCCGCCGTTGACAGCGTCACGCCGTTGATGACCGACGCACTGGTGCCGATGAACTGCGGGCACCCGTCAGTCGTGAACGAGAGCACCTGCCGGTGAGCCGTGGTCGTGGAGTAGCCGCTGACGTACGGGATGTACTTGTCGCCGAGGAACGAGCAGTGCGTATGCCGCTGGGCAGCCACCGCGATCCAGCCGTTGCCGTTGTGGCCAAACGCCACGTAGGGGTTCGTCACCGCCGTGTGCGTGGACAACTGGAGGAACTGGTTCCAGCCCACCATCGTGATCGCAGAGACGACGGACCCGAAGTCGCCGCGGAACATCGTCACCGTGGCCGTACTGTCGTAGGTGAACGCCGTGCTAGCCTTGGCTACGGTCAACCGCACGCCGATGCCGCCGCGCTCATGGGACGGGCCAGACAGCGGCTCTTTGCCGACGTGCTTCTCGGTGAGCCTTACGCTCTTGCCGATACGCTTGGCGTCCTCTTCGGAAAACCCGTAGGTCGCCATGCCTCACTCCGACAGGACGAGGTATTGCAGCCGGGCTGCCGAGGTGTACTGCGTGCTCGTCACCGCCCGCACGCCGATGGTAATGGTTGGCACAAGCGGCAGGACGGCGGCCATTCCACGCTGGAGCTTCACCACCTCTTGATTGTTCGTTCCGTCGTACGAACCAACGAAGATGGCGTGCGTGCCGCTCGTCAGAGTCGAGAGGTTGCGGAACGCCGCGTAGCCGGCCGCAGTCACGTTACCCAGAGACAGCGTCTGCACGGCAGTGCCGACCGTCACGACTGCGCCCGCGCCGGCCTGAGTCGTCTGGTCAACGCTCACGCCCGAGGAGGAAAACCGCTCGCTATAGTTGCCGTTCGACACGCTCAGGACGAGCGATGCCTTGATTTCGTCTGACATTAGATGCCTCCAAACTCAAAGATGTCTGCCATTTCCACTTCTTTGTACGGGTAGGCTGTGAGCTCAACTATGAAAGGGTTTCTCACGCCAGGCCCATAGGCCGTCGCATCAGCAATCCGCACCGCTTTGCCGAATCCATCAAGCGGCACGGGCTTGCTGACTGGGTTTCCGGCCACGTCCACGATCGCACGTCGCTCGCCGTCGACCTTTTCGTTTAGCCCCATGTCGTAATACACGACGACATGCTGTTTAGGGTCGTACAGCCATTCGACGCTGATCGTCCACAGCTGCCGCTTGTCGTCGTAGTCGGCATTGAACCCCTGGCAGAGAAGCGTGCGACGAGTGCAGCCGAGGAACTCTTGAAGGTTGGTCTTGTTCGTGAACGACAACAGCCACGCGAAGTTTGGGTCGCGAACCTGGCTGTTCGTGTAGGTCAGTTTTACGAGGCAGCGAGTTTCGGTCAGGCCGTCCATCGGATCGCCGGCAGTGTTGCGCGGCGGAAGGCCAGGACCTCCAAAGGCGGGCCCGCCGCCCATCATCCCATCGTCGCCCTGGTTTGTGAGAGGAACTTGCTGCTGCTCGGTGGTTACCGTGATCTTCTTCCACGTCTCGGCGTCCGTGCCTTCGGGCTTTTGCTCGTCTGGGTCTTGCGGGTCTTCGCGCTTGTTGTCGTACTCAATCGTGATCTTGGCGGCCCGCTCTTGCTCGTCCCCCCTGAAGTAGGCGAACTTGCGAGAGGTGACGTAAAACGGAATGCCGCCGATGGACTCTAGCGAGTTGAGTAGCGGAATCGGCCGGTTGCCGAGGCCAGCCCACACTGTCTGGTCCTCGACGAGCACGTTGAAGTCCACCTCGCCGTCGAACCTGGCAAGGAACTCCACTGAGCCCTTCATATCAACGGAGCCCTTGGACCCCTTGGACTCGGAGTATTCAAACGATCGCAGTTGGTGGACGGATACGATTGCCATCGTTATGCCATGATCGTCGCGAGCGCAACGGGATCTAGGTTCTTCGCGATTTCTTCTAGGTGCCGAGCCCCTTCTTCTGCGGCATCAGCGGCACGCTTCGCGTCGTCCTTCACGTCAAGGCGCGGGTCTGAACCACGCGCGACGGCGTTCCTGAAGGCCTCGCCCTCGGCCGTGCCGACAACCACAGCCCTCAAGTCTGAGGAACTCACTCGCAGAGTGGCGGCAACGACAGGCGCTCTCGCTTGCTGGGTCGTGCTTTTGTCGATGGATGCCGCAGCTTTGCGAGCGGCGTCGCGAAAGCCCTTCACGGCATCCGTCAGCGGCGTGGCGATCGCAGCCCCAGCCGCCGGTGCCACGTCATCAGCGAATGCAGCCTTGAAGTTCTCGCCCGCCTTGGCAAAGTTCTTGTCGATGTCCTTGCTGACCTGCTTGTTGAAGGCGGTCATCTGCTGGACGGTAGCGTCGATGCCCGACGTGTCTAAGAACGCCGCGTCACCGATCTTCTTGATGGCGAACAGCAAGCCCTCAATTGGGCCAGTGATGCCCAAGATGAGCAAGCCAAACGCCGCTTCCAACGTCCGTCCGACGCTGGCGAAAAGCGAGGCAACACGGGATCCGAACTGAAATATCGAGTTCCACTGCCCGCCGATTTGCGAGAGGTAGGCGAACACCTTCTGTACCGATGGCGCGAAGTTCGCGATGAGGTAGTCGCCGACACCGGCAAGGTACTCCGCAGCGTTCAGCAACGCTTCGCCGATGGCCTGCCCGATGTTGGCACCGCCGATAGTTCCAACGTAGTCGGTGAACGTCTGGGCGATCCCGGTGACAGCCGGCGCGAGGTGAGCGACGACCTGCTGCACGATGCCCTGAATCGACGCATAGACCCGCGTAAACGAGTCGTTCATGTTCTCGACGTTCTGCCCCTGGGCGTTCGTTAGCGTCAGGCCGAACCGCTCCGCTTCCTGACGGGCCTTGCGGATTGACTCTGCCCCGCCCTCGAACAGCGGCAGCATGGTCGCGCCACTGCGGCCGAACAGCGCCACCGCCGCGGCCGCACGCTCTGCCGGGCTCTGGATGTTGGCGATGGCCGAGGCAATGGCCTCGAACCTGTCCGCGCTCGACATGCCCTGCAACTGCCCGGCATCCAGCCCAAGGTTGGCGAAAGCCTTCTGGGCTTGCTTCGACCCACCCACGGCCTTTTGCATGGCAACGTCCGACTTGGTCATCGCCGTGCCGATCTGCTCGATGCCGACGCCAGCCAGGTCGCCGGCCAGCTTGAGCCCAGCGAGTTCGCCGTAGGTTGTGCCCAGCCGGCGGCTCAGCTTGCTCTGCACGTCGATGCTCTCGGCCGCGGCAGCGGTCATCGACGTGAACGTGTTCACGGCCGACTGTGCCATGGAGAACATCGACAGTTGGCCGAACGTAGATCCGGCGACGCTGCCCAGCATTCGCAGTGGGTTCACCGCCGAGCCGACCGTGCTGGCAAACCCGCCGAGGCTCTTCCCTGCTCGAGCAAGCCCAGCCGTCAGCCCGCCCGTGCTGGCCGTGATGCTGACGTTGACCCTTCCGAAGTTCTTGGCCATGCGTCAGCCCGGTAGTGGGATTGCGTTGAGTGCGGCGAGAATCTGCTGCGGCGTTTGAGCCCGCTTCGGAACGGGCATGAAGTCGTCAACCTTCTTGACCGGCGAGTTCTTGCCCCGGTAGGCGTTGCTGAACTGGGTCATACTCATTGCCGACCGGAGCCATTCGTCGCCCCACGGCTCCAGCAAGTAGTAGCCCATCCACCCGTACAACTGATCGACCGACATCTCCTCCGCGAGAGCGTCAACGTCCACCCGTTCCATCTTTAGCGCCAGCCGGTAGAGGAACAGCAGCACCGGCGACGCCTCTATTTTCCCGCCGCTTCCTCCACCGGATTGGCAAGCATGCCGTTGAGTTCAAAGGCGGCTTGCACAATCCGCTGCACAGCCTCCCAGTCGTAGGCACCGATGGCGGCCTCGTCTGCTTCGCTGAACAGCTGCTTGCCGTCTTCAGCCACGCAAACGAGCGTCACGATCTTGGCGGACAGGTTGTTGAGGCTCACGCCACCCTTGCCGCCGCCAACAATTTCCTCGAGCCGGTTGCGGCCCTTGGCGGTCAACTTGCTGACGTAGACCTCGCTGCCCTCACCGAGTTCCGGCACGGGCACCAACACCTTCGCCAGCGGTTGCCGTCGCTGTAGGAACTCTTCACGACTCAGAGCCATGCGCGCCTCCCTGCGTCACACCAATCAACCAAGGGCACCCGACAGCTTGATCGTCACGGAGCCCGACTGCATGTCTTCCATCTGGGCACCAGCCTCGTAACCGGTCATGTAGCCGAACGCCGACCACAGCGTCACGGCCGTGCCGCCGTTGGCCCAGTACACGCTCACCACCTGATTGGTGGCAACGTTCGCCAGGTCGGCGACGGGCTTCACGGCAGGGTCGTGCAGCACCTCGACCGACAGCTCGCCTGGGTCGTAAATGGCCGAGGCCACGAACTCCTTGACCGTGGACTGCATGTGCGTCGCATCGGCCACGGCCCTCGCAATGCCGCTGTGATTCACGCCGGTGATCTTGTAGCCCGTCGCGGTGTGCAACGCGGTGCCGAACGAAACGTAGGTTCCCTGTCCGATGTCAGCAGGCATTGGTCAGCTCTCCAAGTGGGTGATCTCGACTGTCAGGTCCGTCCGGTAAATTGGCGTTTGGTCGCCGGGGTTGGCAGGCTCTTGCTGGTCGTTTTCGTCCTTGACCGTGACAAGCCGAACCGCCGCCGTCCGCTTGAATTGTAAGGCTGCCCTGACCGCTCGCCCGAGGTTGCGGCAGTCCACTAGGCGGGTCGAAATACACGAAACCGTGTACGTCGTCCGCGTGATCCCGGTCATGCCGGTCATGTGCATGTACGGCCCACGGCTGGCGTCCTGGCGGTCGATGACCAGGCACGGCAGCGTCGTCCCCTGCGGAGCCTGGACGGCGTAGATCCGCGAGCCGACGGACGCTGCGATGTCGGCTGAGACCGACAGCAGCTGCAGCAGGGATTCGTCGATGAACGTCGTGGCTGGCATCACATCCCCTTGGCATCGCGGCGGGCGTTCTCGGCTTCAGCCTTCGCCACCGCCCGGCCGAGTTCCTGAATCAGTTCGTCCCTGATCCGCGGCAGCGTCCTGTCCGCCCACTGGCCGAACTTGCCCGTGCCGGGGACGGCAGCAACCTCGGGGAAGTACGCAGCGCCGCCGCCTTCCGCCCCGATCAGGGCCACCTTGCCCATGAGGTACGGGTACTTCTTGGCCATCGTCATGGGCACCCGCAGCATGGATGCGTTCTTCGGCTTGCGGACCTTCACGCCGTTTTCGATCCACCAGGCGTGGTAGCCGAGCCCGCCCTTTTTGAACTTGTCGCCGCGGCGGAAACCGAGCACGGCCGTCTGGGTCTTGCCGCGGACCTTGGCTTCCGTGAGCACGCCCACCGACCGCCGCAGATTCCCCGTCGGACCCTTTGCGACCAGGGCTTTGACCTCGGGGATATACGGCTTGGTGACCTTGTTCACGCTCGCCCGCAGGTACTTTTTCTGCACGCCAATCCGCAGCCCATCAAAACGCTTGAGAACGTCTTGGATGTCCGATGCACTGGCACTGACTTGGAAGGCCATCAGTCCGTCACCTCCGCCACCAGCAGCTCGTGCTCGGCCCGGTAGCCGCGCTCCACCACGCTGGTGATCTCAAACGTGCGACCCTCGCAGACGATCCGCATCTTGGCTTTCAGCCCCGGCGTGTAGTGCAGCATCACCTTGTGGGTCACGTCGGAACCGGTCGCCATGGCCGACACGCTCTCTGATCCCGACAGCGGCACGATGCCCACCCACCGAGTAGCGAACGTCGCCCACGACAGGATCGGCTCGCCGATGGCGTTGGCCGACTCCGTCGGAGTCTGGATCGTCGCCAGCCGGTTGAGCGTGCCAGTCCTCATGTACCAACGACCACCAGCGTAAAGCTCGCCGTCCCCGAGTACGCCGAGACGTTGAAGCCCGCCGTGCCGCCGCCACGGGCGTCCGACAACGCAACCCGGCTCGCGGAACTGATCGCCGCCCCCGACCCGGACGCCTCAGCACAGCGGGCCGCAGCCGAGGCAGCGAAGGCAAACCGGTCCACTGTCGCGAGCGTGACGAGCGATCCGTCCGCGTCCCGGTACGTGCTGGGGGCCACAGCAATCGCCACAGAGGCCGTGCCGCAGGTGCCAGCGACAACCACCACCTTGCCAGCCGTGTAGGCGTCCGTGCTCGTCAACGCGATCCGCTGGACGCTCTGCACCGCTGTGCTCGTCGCCGAATCCGTGTAGCCCACGTCGATCGCGATCCGTCCCTCAAGACTCATGCGTACTGCCTCCAGCGGAGGTTGGCCAGCAGGGCCGATACGGCCATTTCCAGTTCACGGCCCACGCTGCCCACGGCCTCCCGGTTCGCGTACCAGTGACCGACCAACATCTTGATGGCGTGCTTCGCCGGAGTCGGCACGTTCGCTGCCCCGCCGTAGCCGGCGAGGTATGTCACCTGAACGGCCTTGTCGTCCAGCCGCACGTTGGGCCAGTTCTCCAAGTACAGCGGGTACAGAAGGGCAGGAACGTGGTCGCGGTCTAGGCGGAACTGCTGCGTTCCAGACTGCGCCCACGTGAGTGTCTGCGTGGTGCCACCTTGGTCCACGTAGGAAATAGTCACCGTGGCGTTCGTGGCAACCGAAGCCAGCTGCACCGGCGGGCGCGGAAGCGCGATGCGGAGGCTTGGGAAATCATCGAACGCCACGGTGTAATGTTTGTGGGCGAAGGTGCGGTCGCAGTAGTCCTCGCACCACGCGGTCGCCGTGTCGATCAGCACGCCGATGTAGTCATCGTCGGTCGTCATGTCGACGATCCGCAGATGCTCCTTGGCCTCGGCCACCGACACGGGCCGGTCACCCGTCCCGCTCGCGGTCGCAACGATGAGCGACCGGTAGTTGCTACTTGCCCGCACGGCGTCGCCTCCCAGCCTTGGCGTAGGGTGCCTCGGCTCGCTCGACCTCCTGCGGCCCGTCAGCCACGGCGAACCGGATCTGCGGCTGCTCGTCACGCACGGCGTAGCCAGAACGCACAAGCATGTCCGCCAGGCCGCCAGTCACGTCCACGACCTGACCCGTCTTGTAGGTGCGGACCGGTCGAGTGATCCGCACCGAGACCGTCGGATACTGCGTGCTGCTCATTGCCACACCTTGTCAGGGGGTTGCCCGCCTCGATCCCAGAAATCCCCAGGATGCTGGAGCAACGGCTGCATGTTCTGGTCGGGCCACTTAAACCAGACCTCGGCATGACCGAGAGCCACCCGAGGGCAGACGCCCAACTTCAGTCCGGCCTTCTGAGCCTCGATCCAGAAGTGAATGTCGTCGTCGATTCGGCCGTCGTCCCACCGACCATCGGCGTTGGGCCTGCCGAAGAACCACGGGTGCGGCATCTTCTTCAAGGCCGACGCCCGCAGGAGCGTGAACCCGAAGTGCGCCGTGTTCACCGGCATGATGTTGTGGTAGATGAGCTGGTCTCGGCCGATGCTCCCGGCCCGAGTGCCGTCCTCCGACATCATCGTGAACAGCGGCTCATCGTGCCGCCGCTTCATCTGCACGGCAGCCACCACGTCGTAGTCCGACGCCGAGGCGTAGGTCAGCAGACGAGGTAGTGCATCGGGCTGGAAAATGGAATCGTAGTCGAGCGTCAGGATCCACAGCGGGGGGCCGTCAGGCTCGGGGTCGTTCTCGATCATGTCCGTAAGGACGCGCTCGAGGCACTGGCCCCAAAAAGCCCCTTCCAGCCGCACGGGTGCGACGCCGTAAGGGATGAGCCCTCGCGGCCAGCAGAACATGTGGTCCTGCCAACCCAGCCTAGGAACCGACATCGCGCAATGCACGCGAGCCGGCCCCGAGCCAGTATTCAGCACAGCCGGCTTGATGCCGGCGATGGGTGAAGCAGCCGCGCCCACGGCAACCTCCTTCGAGTTGTCGAACTACTCAGCCCAGGACCACGCGGTTGGTGACGTTCGCGTCCGACGCCGAATCGACGCCCGACTCGCCGCGACCCAGACGGGCCGCCACCACCACCGTGTTGTTGCTCGCGTTGCTCGTCGCAGACGAACTCGGCGTGACCGAGACCTGCACGTAACGCTTGAGGCTCTTCGTGCTGACCTCGAACCGGCTGACGTTGACCGTCGCCGTGTTGCCGACGCCGGACAGCGTGTAGTCCGTGTTCTGGATCAGGCTGGCGATCGTGCCGTAGCTGCCGTCCGTGTCGGAGTGACGCAGCGAGACCACGCTCGGAGCCGCCGTATTGGCGATCGAGCGGTAGCCCACGTCCACCGACAGCGAGTCGTAGCCGAGGCAATCGACCGCCACGGTCAGCGTGCTGGCCGAAGCGAGACCCGCAGCGTCCGTCAGGGCGACCACGGAACGAGAGTTCTGAAGATGGTTCACGGTTCAGGGTTCCTTGTGGTGCTTGGGTCAGAGGATGAGGGCCACGACCGGACCGGCGGTGTTGGCGTCGCCAACGTCCGAGGTCACCGCGTCGTAGGACACAGTGGCCTGCATGTACGTCTGATCGAATTCAACGTAGCGGTCAGTGCTCGCCCGCACGGCAACCTGCCGACGGAGGGCGAAGTGGCTCGACCGCTTCAAGTCGCCAAAGAGAGCCACGCACTGGGTAGCGGCGGCGGTCTTCCGCATGACGTTGTTGAAGAACACCGGCCACCCCATGAACACCGGACGACGCACGCCGTCTACGATCTCGTTGGCCGAGGCACCGTTGCCGCCGAGGGCCAGCGACTGCATCGCCAGTGCGTGCATCTGCGGCGTGGTGTACCAGCCGCAGGTCGGGCTCTGCGAAGCGTAGGTCGGCAACTTGGCGATCGTGTTGGCGAAGTCGTCGATCGTCAGGGCAGTGACCGCCGTCTGGCTGGAGTCGTGGATGCCAGCGGTCAGCGTCTCGTTTTCGAACTTCCACTGGATGCCGCGAATGCCGCCGTAGGTGGAAGCCCCGGTCCCGATAAAGCCGTCTTCGTCGATTCTCTGCGCGATGGCGAGGGCAAATTCAGTTGCCACAAGCGACGCCAAATCGATAGCCGAGTCGTCGATCAGCTGGTTGGGGATGCGGGTTCCGACGCGAACCTCCTTGCTGGAGAGCAAGACGTTGTCGGTCGCCATGTCCGTCACGGTCGTCTCAGCGTTGGCGCCGGTGTGGTACGCGGTATTGCCGGCGGTCCGACGCGGGATGTAGAGCGTGTCGCTCGTCATCGTCAGGTTGTTTGCCTGGGCGGGAAACGACCCATAGGCATCGACCAATCTGATCAACGTGGCCGCGAAGGTGTCAGGAATTAGCGCTCCGCCCTTGCTGTTGTCGTTGGGCGACAGGGCGCGAGCCTCGACGTGCTTCTCGTACCAAGCCCGATCCTCGGCTCGGCCGAGGACGTAGCCGCGAATCCAGCGGCCGCAGGCTTCAGCGTCCGAAGACGACCGGAACATCGTGGCCTTGCCGCTGTCGCGGGAAGGACGGGCGACCGGCTCAACAGCCGCAACCTCGACCGGCTTCGCAGTCGCAGCCACCTTGCCGCGGAGCGACGTGATCCGCTCGGCGATGGAGTGCTCGCGGGCGAGCTCGGCCTCGAGTCGCTCACCTTCGACGGCGAGCTTCTCCATCTCGGCGGCCTGCTCGGCGGAACGGTCCTCGACGGCCGAAAGGTCGGCGAGCATCGCAGCCACAGCGGCGGCGCGGTCCTGAAGCTTCGAGAGTTGAGTGGCCATCCGTGGCGCTCCGTAGTTGGTGAACGGTGACAGTCCTTGTCTGTCGTTCACACTACGGGAGCAAAGGGCGATGACCTAGCGTTTCGGTTGTACGTACAACGAACGTCTGTAGATGTACTCGCTCGGCACGACCACCTTCGTGCTGAAGTCGCAGCATTGGCACTCGACGTAGCGAACCTGCTGATCGCCTGCCGCCTTGCTGGTACGTGTGCGAATGCGGCCACGCTTGCACTGCGGACACACGTCGCCTGGTCTAGCCACGCAGCATGCTCCTGAGCTTGGCAGCCCGCAGGCGAGCCGCCATCCGCACCGCCAGATTCGTCAGTGCCTTGCCGTCGCTCACCGGCTCGGCCGGAACCGGAGTCTCTTCCTGCTCGGCCATCCACGCCTCCATGCTGCGACGGGCAACAGCCGCAGACGAAGACGAGTATGCAGGGTGTACAACTACGGACACGTCGAACAAACCAGACACCTCGCGGATCGAGCGACGCGGCATGCCGTCCTCGCCCGGTGCCCACGACTGCCCCTTCTGCTCGACCGTGAACGCGAACGAGGAGCCACGCAGGTCGCCGCGTGCCGTCAGTTCGCTGATCGTGCGGCCCAACTCCGTGTTTGGCAAAACGACCGAGTACCGCAGCCCCTTGTCGTCGCTCGACAGTTCCAGCGTGCCCGACGACGTGCGGCCCAACAGCTGGTTGGCGTCGTGGTTGAACAGGGCCACTACGTCCCGCTTGCCACGCTGGCGGTTGAGCACCTTGTCGAATGCACCCGGCAGGATCGTCTCACGGAACCCGCCGAGGTCCACCGACGTGGTGTTGTAGCGGACGGCATAGCCAGACAGGACCGTGCGGCCGTCGGCCCGAGTCTCGACAGCCACGCCACCGTCGTCGGCGAACTCCCAGTCACGCCGCTCGATCTCCGTAGCCACCGCCACGTCCATCTCGTCAGCCATCGCTCGCCTCCGTGCTCGGGGTGTCCTGGGCCGGCTCGTCTTCGCTCGGTTCGTCCTGCTCCTCTGGCACGTCCTCCACCGGCTCGGCCACCGGCTCAGCACCAGGGGGAAGCGGGCCGAGGCTTTCCTTCTGCCGCACTTCCTCGGGCGTCAGCCACTTATTGCGGATCGCGATCTCATACGCCTGATAGCGGGTCGTGATGTCGGACCGCAGCAGCCCTTCGACCAGGAACTCCGCGTACAACTCGCCGTCCTCGGGGAGCACGTCCCGCTCGATCGCACCCTCAATCCGCCGTAGCCACGGGGCAATCGTGAACTTCTCGAACGACACCATCTCGCTCTGCAGGTTGCCCCACGTCGCGCGGCCCAACTCCTGAATCATGTGCGGCGGCATCCGCCAGATGCGGCAGATCGCCAGCAGCGATTGCATCCACAGTTCGGCCAACTGGCTCTCTTGATTCGTGGCCGTGATCGTGTCGGCCTTCAGCCCGTTGCTCAGCACCGCCGTCTCGCCAGCGTTCCTCGCCCCCTTGTGCCGGGCGTTCCACGACTCGCGAAGCCCACGCCGCTGCTCCTCGTTGAGCACTTGGTCCGTCGTCAGGATCAGCCCCGGCTGGGCTTGGTTCCTGTAGAAGTTGGCCGCGTAGCCCTCCAGGCTGCGGGCCAGGCTGATCGCATCCCGGCCCAACTCAATCGGCACCTCACCGTGAATGCCGTCGAACGAGATCCACGGAATGTGGCAGATCTGGTCATCGCGGTAGATCGTCTGGCGGCCCGTCTTCGGGTCCGTGAACAGGTACGTCTTCGTGCCCTCATCGTCCGCCTCGACCTTCATGCCGGCCGGGTTTAACGGCCGTAGTTCGGTCACCTGCCCATCGGGGCCGCGGAACTTGAACTGGTAGGACGAGCCGTAGAACCCCATGTGCAGGCAGATCTGCTCGACCCACTGATACCGGGTCTGGTAGCGGTTCGGCTTCTTGGCGAGCACGCTGTAGATCGCCAAATCCTTGGCTCGCTCAGACGTGTAGTCGTCACGCTTGCGGTAGACGTGCAGCGGCAGGCAGGCGACAGTCTCGGCCACCACTCGGGCACAGGCCATGTAGGCCGCCGTTCGCATGGCGGTCTCGGGAGTCACCCGCACGCCAGACTCGGCAGCAGCCGCAACTAGGTCATCCCAGCGGCTCATCCGCGTCTCAAGCCAGCGGATCTCGGGGAGCGTCGCATCCATGCGGTGTTCACCAGAAGGAAAGTTCGGGCATCGCCTGCGGCGTCAGGCTTTCGCCCATGTGCGTGCCAATCGCCATCACCAGAGCCACAATGCCGTCGATGCGTTCCGTGCTCTTGGCTTTGCTGGGCTTGATGTTGCCGGCCGGGTCGCTCTGTACCGCTACGTTTCCTGCTTGCCAGCCTAGCACCGGATGCCCAGCGTGCCGCAGTTTGCCGTCGATCGTGAGTGCCTCAAGACGCTTCGCCGGGGCACTCATCGACGCGAACCCTTGCCCAAACATCTGCACCGGCAAGCCCTCGGCAACGAGCTCCTGTGCCAGCATCGTCGCGTTCCATCGGTCGATGGCGATCTGCTTCGGCTGGAACCGCCCGCAGAACTCCATGATGTCCCGCTTGATCGTGGCGTAATCCGTGCTCTTGCCGTCCGTCAGCCGCAGGAACCCGTCCCTGCCCCACTGGGTGTAGGGCACCCGGTCAACCCGCTCCCGCTCAGCGGCGTTGGCCTCGGGGCACCAGAACATCGGGACCACGTCGTACCGGCCAGACTCGTCGGGAAACACCGCCACGAACGCCGACGTGTCCCACGTACTCGCCAGGTCCAGCCCCGCCCAGAACGGCCGACCCTCCAACGGCTCGAGTTCCACGCCGCAGGCCGCCCACTGGTCAGGACGAATCCACCGGATGTCGCTGGTCGTCGGGATGTTCAACCGATACCGCAGGAAGGCGTTGAGTTTGGTGGCAGAGTTCTCGGCCTCGCGGCAGTCGGCCGCGAATGACTCCTCGCTGATCGTCTCGCCTAACGACGGGTTCGCCTTGTGCCAGATCTTCGGCGACTTCCAATCGTCCTCCCGGTCAGCCGCGTAGATGCAGCCGAAGAACGACGGGTCGAACGTCGGGTCGGCAATGCACCGCTCGGCGTAGTCGTGCTGGTCGTACCAGAGGTGAGTCTTGTTCGCCTCGCCCGCCGTCGTGATCGACATCACCAGCGGCTGACGCCGGGCTGCACCGCCGTACCGCAGGGCATCCCACAGCCGGCGGTCGCCACGTTGGGCGTGCAACTCGTCGAAAAGCAGGCAGGAGATGTTGAGCCCCTCGGCCCTGAACGCATCCGCCGATAGAACCCGATAGAACGAGTTGCTGCCGCGATGCACGATCGTCTTCCGCGAGTCGAGCACCTCCAGCACCTTCGACAAAGCCGGCGACGATCGCACCATCGACGCGGCTTCCCGGTAGATGATGCCAGCCTGCTCGCGGTCCGATGCCGCACCGTAAACCTCAGCCCCGGCTTCGCCGTCGGCCACCAGCATGTAGAGGGCGATGCCGGCGAGTAGCGTGGACTTGCCGTTCTTCTTGGGGATCTCGATGTACGCCTGGCGATGCTGCCGCGTGCCGTCAGGTTTTAGCCGGCCGAAGATCTCGCCCAGCACGTACCGCTGCCACGGCAGCAGTAGGAACGGTTGCCCGGCCGTCTGGCCCTTGCTGTGCTTCAGCACCGTCTCGAAGAAACGGTACACCCGGTCGGCCTTCGCCTGGTCGATGCCGGGGCGATGCTTAGCCGTGGGCGGCGAAGAACTCTTCGAGCTCGTCCTTTTTGACTTCGACTTGCGTGGCAAGCTTCGTTCTCGACGAGGGGGTCAGCCCGAACTCTGACAACAGACTAGCCTTCATGGCAACCAACGAGCGGTACATCGGCCCCGCCGGGTTGGGCTTCACGCCGCCCAGGTCCGTGTGCATGACCGCACCGCCAGCACGGAACTGGAGCAGGCACGACTGCTCAGCCGAGTGGACTTCGCACAGCGTCGCGAGGGCTTCGCCGTCGCCGGTCGTCAGCACGCCCATCCGAGTCAGGATGCCGGCGAGCTCGTTCCACTTCGCCACAGCCACCTCGTCCACCGCGAGACGCTCGGGCATCGGCGGAACACCCGGCGGCATGCTTGGCTCGCGGCCTGCACGCTTCTTTGCAGTTCCTTCGAGTATCCGTAGGCCCGAAGGCTTGGGTCGCCGACCTGCTTTTGCCATGACTCGCTCCTGCTAATCGGCCCGCTAAGGGCAAGTCCCGTGCCGCTAAATGTGAGAAAAACCCCGGCGATTTCGATGCCGCGTACGCACGCTTCCCCGTACGCGGTCTATAACAAACGGCCAAAAGTTTTCACAATCATCGACTGCCATTCTGGCTGTTGCGTTTTGCAACAGAGCGCCACCCCTCATGCTTGGCGTGGCACGAAACGCACAGCACCCGGAGGTTGGCCACCTCATCCGTTCCACCCTGACGCTTCGGCACGATGTGGTCCACATGCGCCCGCTTGCCATGCACCAGGCAGCCGCACACCTGGCACTGGTAGCCATCCCTCAGCAGCACCTCACGCCGTGCTGCCTTCCACCCTTGCGAGCAGTAGCCCCGCTGGTGAGCGGTCGGCCTGCCGATGTCGGGAGCCCTTGGCTTGGGCTTCTTGTTGACCCACGGCGGCTTGAACGTCGGTATGCGGTCTGGCACGTCAGCCCTTGAACACGGCGGTCCCGATGGTGCCCGTGCTGTTCGTGGTGGCCGACAGCAGCTTGATGTACTGCGTGGCAAACACCTCGTCGGGCAGGGCATAGGCACGGCCTTCGGTAGTGGACGCGGCGAGGGTCACCTTCACCACGGCCCCGTCCTTGTCGTACAGCTGGAAGAACGGGCCGCTAGTGCTATCGCTGGCCCAGATGTTGATCTGGGTGGCTGCGGTCAGCATGGTGCCGACCTCGATGTGCCCGCCGGCCATGTCAAGCATTGGCAGCGTGTTGGCGACCGAGGTGGCGGTCGAGAGCGTGAACGCGAACGTCTTCGACTTGCGGCGGATGCGAACTTCCGACATGGCTATGGTTCCTAGTGAGGCACGGGTACGGCCCGATGCACGGCCTTTCGCTTCAGCCTACCCTTCGCCAGCGACTCCGCCGGAGGTTGCTCACCGCACACGGACCGGCCAACCAGGCACGACGTTGAAGTTCGACGGTTCCGGCAACGGTTCAGGGGTTTGCGGCAGCAGGGCCACCGCTTCAGCCCACGGGACGACAGTGACACCAGCGGCGATGACCGCTCGATCGCTGTTCCTCCACATGCGGGCCAGAAGACGCTTGGAGTCCACTTGCTCGCTCACCTCGCTCAGGATGTCAGCGGACAGCATGTAGCGGCCGTCTGTCAGGATTACGGGCGTTGGCACAAGATTCGTCGTACCAAACTGCTCCCATCGCTGGCGTAGCACGGCCGCAAGCGGGCCGCCGAACGTCAGTGCGTACTGGCGCTGGGTGTCGATGCCTGCCGTGAGAAGTTGGGCAAGGGTCATATCTGCCTACCAAGCGACGCTTGGAACGCCTGCACGGCGTTGTAAAACGCCAGTGCCTGCGCGTCCGTGAACTGTATGCCAACCGAGTACATGCACGCCCGGCCGGTGAAGTAGGTCGAAGGGGAGCCGGAGGTGTTCCGGGCGAACACAAACAACCCCGGAGGCTGGTCCGTCGCAAATGCCAGGCTGTTGGCGGTACTGTTGCCGCTGGCAAGGTTCACGCCGTTCCGGTAGCCGACGCCAGCGCCGCCAGACCGCGACCCGATGAGGTGGCCGTTCCTGGCCGCCAGCGTGGCGTTCTCTAGACCCGAATTAATCGCTCCACCAAAACGCGCGTACATGCCAAACGTAGAAAACGCCGGAAAAAACGCCGAAGTGCGAGTGCCGGCGGCCGAAATGAACTCGCCGTTAGTGTTGAGCGTGGCATTGAAATACCCGCTGTTGTGGTAGTTCTGCTCCGTCATGCCGGCGTTGAAAGGCACCAGCCCGGTCGCCAGGTGCTTCGTCGAGCCGTTGCCTGTGAGTCCGCCACTTGACCCCGTCTCCGTGTAGTCGGCAAGGACGAAGTTCGAGTTGGTGTCGGTGGTGTTTCCGTACTGCGTTCCGGTGCGGCTCGGGCCTCGGTAGAGCGGGACGAGGGCAGCCTCCAGGCCAGTGCCGGCCATCAACGACAAACGGTAGAACCGATCCCGCAGCCCTGCTGCGTCGATGCTGCGGCAGAACGTCGTAACGGCCGCCATGGTTGACGCCGACACGGTGCCACCATTGGCGATGACGGCAGACCGCCACGCCAACGCCTCGGGGTGGCTACCGCTCGCCTTCGGCCGCAGCAACTTACCGCTCATGCCCATTGCGTCAGTTCCTCGTCGGGGCGGGCTTGTTGTCGTTCACCAGCCGCGGCTGAAGTGCGTAGAGCAACTTCGTCTGCTCGCTGATGGTCTCGCTGATCTCTCGCTGCGTCTCGCTGAGTTGCCGGACGAACGACCGATGCTCCTCCACCAGGGGCAGTAGCACGTCGTTCCTGAGCACCCAACCGGCAGCCAGGGCGACCAACGTGGGAAATCCCCACCGTTCGATGATGCTGAAGAGCGTTTCCTTGGTCGCGTCGGTCATGGTGTCTCCTGCATTGCCTGCATCGCTGCCCGGTTCTCGCGGCTGTCGAGCCACCAGCGGATGAGGATCTTCACGATCTCGCTGATCAACGCCGACAGGACGAGCGTCAGGATGATGCCCATGCCGTACTGCTGCCGCCGCCTCTTGAGCGACTTGGCAAGGAATGAGCCGACGACCTCGGCTTCGCCAGCGTCGCACTGCCGCAGGACCGGAGCGGGCCAGCGACGCACGGCGTCGTCAACGACGCGGGCGACGGTATCACGGCCCGCAATACGCAGCCGCAGGGGCAACCGGCCGTAGACGTAGGCAGTCAGGTCGTCGCGGGTCACTGGCACCTCCCGTCAGAGCATGCCTTTCCGGTGCCTTTGCACTCCGGGCAGGTGATGACGATGCGGCCGTCCGTGCTCATGCGTCCTGTGCCGAGGCACTTGGGGCACTTGCCGGCTGGCACGACGGGCTTCGGCGGGGCGGGCGTCGGGGCCGGCTCATGCCGCATCTGCACGACCATGCGTGCCGTCTCGGCGGCCAGGTCAGCGGAGACACCGTGGTCCGATGGCAGCGTGGCAACGCACCCGGCGGCAACGACGATGAGGGCGAGCAGGTAACGCATCACAGGATTCCTCGCAGCCAGTTGTCGGGCAGGGCGGTCGGCTGGAAGCCGCTGTAGCCCGCGTAGACGTAGGAGTCACGGCCAGACAGCATGCGGTCCACGACCTCAGCATCGACCCAGAACGAGCAGTTCCTGACGACCTCGGGCATGTCCTCGGGGTAGTGCTTGCCCGTGGTGTTGCTGTCGCCCCACGAATTGGCACAGAGCAGGCCGGGACGCCTGCCGAAACGGGCGCCGATGAAGGCCATGCAGTGCCACCAGACACCACCGGCCTTGCAGAACCCGTCGGCGTCGCGGGACATGCTGAAGCCCTGCCCGCTGCACACAACGACCGGGTAGCCATTGCTGATCGCTGCGGCGGCCTCGTTGAAGTTCGTGGCCAGCGTCGTCTCCGAGCACCGCCGCTCCTTGGCGAACGGCTCGAGCACGTCGGGCACGCCATTCCGGCCCCAGTCGCGGTCGCGGGCCTGCTTGCCTTCCTCGCGGATGATCGTGCCGGCGTAGTCAACGCCGTAGTGCAGGCAGCCGTAGTCGCGGACGCTCTTGGCGGCATGAAACCCGGTGGAACCGTCGCCGCCAGTGTTCGACCGCTGGCCCCTGCTTTCCACGCGCGAAAAGCCGTACAAACTGCTTTCGATCACGCGGCCCTTCCACGTCTCAGGCTCTTTCCGCCAGTGAATATCCGTCGCGGCGAGCACGTCCACGGCGAGCGACGCGCCCCAGCCGACACAACTGCCAACGTTGCCCTGCGAACCGCGCCGCCAGCCCGGCGAGCACGCCAAGAGCGCCGGGTAGAGCATCACGTCTTCGCCGGCCGCCCGCAGGTCAGGGCCGGCTTGTGCCAGCGTCGGGTGCCGCAACGTGGCGACGAACGACTCGGCACCTTCGGGATCGGGGACATACCCCATGCCACGGTCGGCCATGCGTCAGCCCCCCGCCCATGCCAGAGCCTTCGCCAGTTCGACGTAGCGGCCGCGAGTGTCGGCAGTGACCGGCACGTCGTCAGACCCCAGCACGGCCTTGTACGAGGCCTCCACGGCCCCCCTGAGCGATTCGTGGCTGCCGGGAGCGTGACCACCGATCCGCCGCCATGCGATGTCGAGAGCAACGGCGGTGAAAGCCCGCAGTTCGCGGGTGTCGCGGAACGCCGGCTGCAGGGCCGTTGACTCGGCAGCCACGACGATGCCAGCCTTGCTCCACACTTCACGCCACAGTGCCCGGTCGGACGCCGGAAGCGACCGCAGAGCGTCGGCGACCGGCTGGACCGCCTGACGCATGGACTCGCTGGGCAGGTCCACCGTGACCGGGCGCGTCGGCAGGCTCGGGAGCGAGGGTAGATTGCCCCAAGCGGCCCACAGGATCAGCCCTGCGGCGACTGCCCTGCCGGCCGTGCCGGCGTAGGGCTTGCCACGCTTCCAGGCTTCAGCGAGCCACGGGGCGGCTTTGTGGAGATGTGGGCCAGCGACGAGAGCAACCGCCGCCACAACGGCCCCGGCGCGAAGCAGATCATTGGTCATCGTACCCCCTCGGCGAGACTCACAAGCTCGCGGACAAGAGCCTCACCTTGTGGCGTCCGCAGCACGTCGGCCAGGCGAGACACGATCCGGTCGTCGATCTGGCTCTTGGTCTTCGTGGCGAGCCACTCGCCGCCCTCAGACACGATCAGCGACCGCTTGTACGGGTCGCCCTCGGCGAGAAACCGCTGGCCGTAGGCGAGCAGCGGCGACCAGGCCTGCAGAAGTGCGATCTGCTGCCAGATCGAGAGATTCGCCCCGTACTTGGCGAGTTCGGCGGGCGTGGCTTCGTAATTGGCCATGCGATGCGTCCTCCGTGACGTGATTCGACCGCGGCTGTATGCCCCGTCCGAGTGGCAGATGCCCACCGAGTGGGCCGCGATCTGCACCTCGATCCGGCCGCCGCCTTTGGCACGCTGATAGCCAGCCACTAGCGACCTCCGGTTTTTTCAGCCTACCACCCACTTCGGCACACGGACTGGCTTGCCGCCGCGCGAAGCATCGCCATTTTCGACTCAATGCCGATCGTCCAATTCGCATGCCAGACGACGGCTGACGCCGGGACAGTGAACGGCTCGCCCTTCCACGGCTCGCGGTTCCCGAGCGTGCCCCAGTTCGCCACCTTGTCCGCCGGCAGGACCGACATCGGGAGCGGCAGACGCTTGGCGTTTCCCCGCAGAACGGCAATCGTCTCTTGGTCGGGCATGTCCAGCAGACGGCTCATGTCCAGCACCAGCCGCCACCAGTCGTGGACCGCCTGAGTCGAGCGAAACAGCATTACCCCGGCACACCACTGGATCACGTCGTCGGAGTAGGCGACTTCGTCGGGCACCATGCGGGCGATCGTCTCCTCGGCCCACCGCTCCACGCCAGGCAGGAGCAGGCAGTCGGCATCGACGTACAGCGTGGGCGTGCCATCGGTCGGCAGGCTGAGCAGCAGCCGCAGCTTGTCGTCCATGCAGGCGTTCCAGCCCTGCTCCTTGAACGAGCCGCTGGGGCACGACTGCGGGAACTCGACCGCCACGATCTCGGAGAACCCGCGGACCCGGTCCAGCACGAACTCGCGGGCCATGGCGGCATGCGACGGCGTCCAGAACGTGGCGAGCCTCAGCATGGTGCGGATCTCCGCAGGGCCGTCGTGTACTCGGCCGGCACCTCAGACCACTCGTCTACCCGAGGGCCAGGCGTCGTCTCGACCCAGCAGCGGTTCAGGTGGTGCTCAGCGTGCCACGCCGCGCCGGGCACGTGAGCACCACCCTCCGCGCCAATGTTCTGGATGCGAGCCAACATCGGTCGGATTTCGTACCGCCCCCTGCGAGAGAACTTGTCTAGCACCGTGTCCCAAGACACTTGATGGTCGTAGCGTGGCCATGACGCTCGCACCGTCTCCCAACGGTCACGCCACGTCGCCCAGCCCCAGGGAGTGAACCACGCCTCACGGAACACGGCGTTTCGGTAGCCAGCCTCGGAGGCCGGCGTCTTCTGGTAGCCGCAGATGGAGAACACGCTGGCGTCGTGCTGGTACTCCTCGAGCCCCCAGCGTGCAAACCGGATGAAGTCCTTCCCCGGCACCGTGTCGTCCTCCATGGCGATCACCCGAGTGTGCCGGTCAAATCCATGAGCCAGTGCGGCGTAAGTGTTGATGTTGCAGCCGACCCTTTCACTGCCGACCAACACTTCGCCACGACCACGAAAGCGGGTGGCCGCCTCGATGACCTCGTCGGACACCGGCTCGCAGAGCATGTACACCGGCACGTCTGCGATGCCTTCGCACCGTGCCAGTGCGTCGAGCACCGTCCGCGTGTACTCGGGCCGGCTGCAGAGCGTCATCACTACGCACACGTCACCCGCCATACGGCACCTCGTCGCTGTAGATCGTGTGCGGCTTCCCGCACCACCGCTGCATAGCCTCTACCGGCGTCCAGTTCGTTCGCTGCTCCATGGCTCGCAGTCGGATCTCGTCGGGGCCGATGTCGTCCAGTTCCTCCACGACAACCCGGCGGGGCAGTCCGTAGGTGGCCCTCAGTTTCGCGGCGACATGCCATGAGATGCCGAAGTGATCCGCGATCTCTCGCAATCGCACCTTGGACATCCACATGCGGCAGAACTCTGCCCGATCGACCGGCCTGCTCATCCGACGTGTACCCACCATGACGGGGACGGTTCGTGCGTGACGCCACAGGGACCGTTGCAGCACTGGTTGACGGCCGTGCGAACCATGAACGGCTCTTTGTCGTAGTAGTCGTGGCCGGCGAGGATTCCGCCCACCTTGACTTTTGGTGCCCAAGCGGCGATGTCCCGCGTGCATCCGGCAAGCGAGTGGTCGCCGTCGAGGTACACGAAGTCGAGCGACCGATCGGGGAACGTGTTCGCGGCGGCGACCGAGTCCATTCGCAGGATCGAGCACCGATCCCGATGCTTCAGGGCCACTAGCAGGGCTTGCTGGTGCCGCTGTTCGTGCTCGTCGTCTGACCCGTTCATGATGTCGTCGTAGCCGTCGATGTGGCACCAGCGGTCCACCATGACGTACTTGCCCGGCCACAGGTCGAGAAAGACCTTGGAGTAGTTCCCCTCGGCGACGCCGACTTCGACGGCTGTGCCGTTGAACCAGAGAGCCTGCAGGTACAAGGGGAACATGTTGCGATGCACAGGCTTGATCATGTGATGGTTACCACCGTTCTGCTGGTCGTGCCGTACATCTTCGAGACGACGAGCCGGCACACCTGAGCGTCGTCTCCGATGATTGGACCGAGTGAGTCAAGCGCGGACTTGGCGATGTTGTCGGCGTCGGCTCGCGGCCACTTGGGGGCGGTAGCCTTCACGCCCTTCTTGTTCATGTGCGACGGCGGCCGGGCGAACTCGGCGATGATCTCAACCTGCACGGCATGGTCCACCGCTCGCAGGCCAGCCGCTCTAGCAGCTGCGGCGACAGCCTGGCGGTAGGCATGGACCGGATGCTTCGCTGGCACGTAGGCGCGGGCGAACCCGCCCCGAGTCGAGACTCTCGGCCTCGGCTGCGGGACGGGCTCGCCTAGCACCACGAACGACACCGGGTTCATTCGCCCCTCGCTGCGATATACAGACCGACGTTGGCGAAGGCATACCCGAGGTACGCCAGGCCCAGCCCCGGCTTGCCATGCCAGGCCAGATCCGCAGCGACCACGAGGTAGATGGCGCCCGTGAGGATGATTAGCGAGGGCGACATGGCACGTCCTGCGGTGCGCCCGGTGTCCGCCGGGTCACTGGCAGAATGCCAGACGCGTCAAGAAAGCCGTCTTATACGGCCCCGCATAACGCCGGCTTTCCCCGTCACGCCGCAGGCTGGCGTCGATTCGGCGGCGCGTTATACGGCAGGGGGTGCGTTATACGGGGCCGTATAAATGTGGTTCTGTGGCTATCCGACACGCCTCCAATCTCGGCACCACAACACCCACGAGCGGTCGCCGCAAACAGGCTCGCCGAGTCTCTTGGCAAGGATGCTTTCCTCACCAATAGCCGTGATGACGATCCGCTCAGGCCCGCGCCCTTCGTCGCCCTCAAGAATGGTGCCGACGCCCCATCCGTTGATCCTGCACCAGTCGGCAGCCGAGCAGTCGCGGGCCGTGATCTTGAGGTTCGCCACAGAACCAAGCATTGGAGCAGACATCTCATTATCCTCCTGCGTCATGGTGAATCCTTCGTTCGATGCTGCTCAATGCAGCCGTTCTCAGACCATTCGTTTCATCAGCCCGCGTGCCACAGCGACCGCCGCCATGTCATCGTCGGCGTGGCATCCGTTCTCCTTGCGGTCGATCTCGGAATACTCCGTCACGGCCTCGCACAGCCGTTCAATCGCCGTCCGCTCCTCGTCGGTGAGCGTGGGCGCTGTGCCGCCGCCATCCACCCCGCGAGCCGTCGCATGGCCGGGCCGCAGCCCAAGGGCATCGCGGAGCGTGGCCCACATGGCGTCGGCCTTGTCTCTCGGCACATCGGCCGACACCCAGCGCCCGGCCTCGTAGAGCGCAAGGGCTGCGGCGCGAACCGCGTCCCCGTGAGAACCAGCGGATGCAAGAGACGGCTCGTTCGCGTCTCGCGTGTTGTCAGTGTCCATGTCTCGCCGCTCCTGATCCTTCACGTTAGCCGACCCACTGGCCGGTTCTTGGGTCTTGAAATCCGTTGATCTCGTCTGGCAGCGGAGTGCTGCAAAGCATCTGCACAAGCGCTCGCCCCTTCGGCGTGACCTCAAAGCCGTGATCGCACTGGCCGCCCTTCACGATCAGACCATACTCCATGAACTCGCGCAGCGCATCGACAACCACCGGAGCGTCCCTGTTCGGGATTTCGTCGCAGTGACAGTGGCAGTGCAGTAGCACCGAAATGTATGCGGGAGACAGCCGCCACTTACGGCTAACCACCGGATGCAGCGGACTCGCGTCAACGTCTGAAATCATGTCGTCCTCCTGCGGCTGCGAGCCGCTGATCCTTGTCGTTAGCCTGCTGCCCGTCGCAGTGCGGGCCGCTTCCGTTCATGCGACCCGCCGTAAACGGCCTTAACCCAATCGTAAGCCTCCTCGCAGTGTCCCGCTGGGGTCGGGCCGCTGATCGCCAGATACCACAGGAACCCATATCGGTCGTGCGGATCGCGGGTGAACTCTATTCGACCTGCAACCCCGTCAGATGCCGCGAACACCACAAGCCCCTCAGAGACAGCCACCCGATAGCGAATGCCTCGCAGGTTCACGGAAGCCGGGAGTTTGTCAATCGACTGACCATACCACCGCCAGTGCCACATCGGCCCGAATCCAGTGGCAGGCGTCATCCACGCCCCCATGCCGACGTTCACCCATACGTAACTCGTACCGAAGCAGCGGTGTGCCACAACAGCGAAGGGGTAGACGATTCTCCACCAGAACCTACGCAGGCTAACCACACGATGCAGCGGACCCGCGAGAGCGTCGGTTGGTTTATTCATGGTCATTCCTCGCGGGCCGCTGATCGCAAGCGTTCTGTGGCTACTTGTCTTCCGTTGGCAGGGCTGGGAGCGGCACCCAGTGGGTGACTGCCACTTCATTCCCGCGATCAATCCAGCAATGGCGACTGTATAGCGTGGCCGTGTAGCCGACGAACCGTCGCCCGCCGGCTGTCAGCGCCGCAACGTGCTGCCCAATATCAGGCAGTCGCTCCGTCACTGGAATCCAACGGTCAAGGGTCGCTTGACTGTTCGCCACAGAACCAGCGGATGCAGGAGGCATCGCTGCCGAGTCCTGCGGTGTAGTTGAATCACTCATGCGATGCTCCTGATCCTTCACGTTCTCAGCCGTCAAGGCAGAGGTTTGATATTCCGCTCGCGAAGTTTACTGGCTTTCCGCTCTCGTCGCGGATCACAAGATCGACGCGGTACAGATACGAAGGGTCGTAGTCGCACTCAACTTGCTCAGCACGCACTACCTCCCAATCGAAAGAACCGAACCGCACTTTCTGGCCCACTGACGGGAGAATGGACGCCGGCACAACCGTTGCCCCAATGACGCGACGCCAGCCCGCAACCAACACGCGGTTGTTTGACCGCCGCAAAACCTCACCAGAGCAGTTCTCTACCAACTTCCAGGACATCAGAACAGTCTCTTCGCCAAGCCGCGCAACGCTTCGGCGTGTGCGGCGACCTCTGGAGTGTCTTCCTCATCCCACTCGTCGGCCTCTCTGGCAGCCCATGCAATCGCAAGTTGCTCCCCGTCGGTGAGCGTGGGCTGCGGCGTGCGGTAGAGCGACTGCACTGCCATGTCGCCCGCAGCAACCTTCTCTGCGTCAGGCTTGTGCAGAAAAAAGGCTGCGTGGTCAGTCCACTCCACCATCCACGCAACCGGCCGAGAACCAGCCGATGCAACAGACCGCTCATTTTCGTCGCTCATGTTGGCCGCCTCCTTTGTTCGCGGCTGTTGATCGTACACGTTCTGTGGCTACTTGCGAGCCGTTGGCGGTGCCGGAAGCGGCATCCAGTGAGTGATCTTCTTGCCGAAGTTCTCGTCCGCGTCTCGCCATTGCCCCCACAAGTCCAAATGGGCGAGGTGTAGGCCGTCGCTCTGGCTCCACACCAGCACCATCAAGTGCTTGGCCGGGCACCGCTCCGTCACCGGAATCCAGTCCGGCTCGGCTGCAATCCGAATGATGTCCGCGATCCCTTTCGCCAGCACTTCACCCACAGAACCATCCGATGCAACAGACCGCTCATTCGTATCGCTCATAGTCGCCGCCTCCTTTGTTCGCGGCTGTTGATCGTTCACGTTCTCAGCCCGGCCGCTCCAGCAGCCCGCGTAGAACGTCCGCCGCACGGCTGGCCCCGTCGATTGTAGCGCGGTCGTTCGCCATGCCAGCCGTCGCATCGCAAACCAGGGCGCCGTATTCAATCGCCGCCCGCTGCACGTCGGTGAGCGTGGGCGAGCGGCACAGCGGGGCGACGCCGTGATTGCCAGTCACCACTTCGTCAATCGCCTTGGCCTCCTCTTCGTTGCGATAGACATCGTAGACGCTGCCGTCGATCCGCAGCACCGCCCACGCCACCGGCTGAGAACCAGCGGATGCAAGAGACATCGCCTTGCCGTCCTGCGGTGTAGTCTCGTCAATCATGCGATGCTCCTGATCCTGCGTGTTCTGTGACTAAACCACTCGCCCGAGATGCTTCACGCGGGGCCAGTAGACCCCCTTCTTGTTTCCGACCTGAACCAGATACGACCGATGATCGCGAGACATCCCGTACCCTGCTGCCGAGTTGCACCCCAATCCCTCTGGCGGCACCGGCCTCTCGCCAGCCTCAACGACGGCAACGACCACGCCCACCTTCCGCTTGTAACTGCCGCCTGACACGCTGCCCCAATACACGCCGTCTCCGACCTGGAACTCCTCCATCACAGAGCCACGCGATGGAATGGACTGCTCATTCTCGTCTGTCATGTGTCATGCTCCTGTGTTCGCTGCCATTCATCGCAAGCGTTATGCAAATAAAAGCCGCCGTCTCTCCGGCGAGTCGCACCACGCGGCAGGTGTCGCCAGAACAACTAAAGCCGTTCAACCCGCTGCGTGAGAATGTCTTCGTAGCCGCTCATCGCGCTGTGCTGAAGTTTCAACAGACCACGATCGACACGATCCAACGAAGAAAACTCCGGGCCTTCGATGAACGCCCGCAGCCGCTCGCGGCGGGCCTTCAGTTCGTCTCGCTCGGCAACAACTCTCTCACGCCAAGTGGGCGTCCCGACCTCAACCATCTGCTCATCGCGCATACTCTGCTCCTTTGCATAACCAAGACGATGCAGCGGACCCGCGATGCCGTCTGCCGGAATTGTAAGTCAGCGGTCGCGGGCCGCTGATCGCAAGCGTTCTACGGCCGCCCATCGCATTCCTTGAAAACCTCTACTACGCGAGCCTTTGAGCAGTCTCCCAAGGGCAGTGCGTCCAGGGCTTCTAGGGCCGCCTTCATCGCTGCAAGCGTTGTCGCGTCTACAAGTTGGAGCGCTTCGGCGAGGCAAATAGCGTCCCCTAGGTTTGTTACCGCCGAGTAG